TCCATCCCTTCGGAAGCCAAGTGGATCGACAAGATGCAGCGGCATGCGAACTCCTCGGTGCTGGTGGCGTCGCGCCACCCTTGCCTTAACGGCCTCGCGCCGTCCCAACCTGGCAGGCGTCGCGCCTGCTGAGATCGAGGATAGCGCATCTCAGAAAAGGTAATTCCAGTCTCTCAGGAGCCGGCGCGCTTCCTCCCGGGAGCCCTTCGCGTCTCGCATGATCTGCCATGGGGTCGGCCTCAATACTGCACCGTTGCGTCGAGTCGAGCCCTCTCGGGTGTAGCGTCGTCCATCGTCGGCCACTACCATACCATTCTTGCGAGTCGCTGCGTTAATCACCGCAGACATGTCAGCGCCAGCACGAATGGCCTCCGAGTTGGCCTTACCGAACAATTCGTTCTGCGCAGGCTCGCTGAGGGACTCAAAGTACAGTTTCGGGTCTGTGGTCAGATCGCCTGCTACGTTCTCCAATACGGGGATGTGCAGGCAGTCACAGTTGATATGACGGTAGAAATGCTCGGACCACTTGTAGAACTTGCCGGCCAGGATGGCACAACGCCCACAGGAAGGCGGCTGGAGCATTCGTACCCATCCGAGCGAAGTGGCCTTGGTTGGCGCCTCAGGCTCGGCGGCGATGATGGCAACCTGGTCCGCGGCTCGGCCGGCGTCACTGAGTTGGGTGCGGGCCACGGCGGAGAGGAAATCCGCGCCCGCCTGCATGGCCTCCGCCGTGGACTCTCCGCGCCTGATCCGGATGCGAGTCCTGATCACCGCGCCGGCCAGCAGGCTTTCCAGGTCACGACCATCTGAGGCGATGCCGGCGAAGTTGGCGGGGTTGACCGGTGGGACGTCGATCAGGTCGACGCCCTGTGCCGCGATCGAGATCCGTACGTAGGGGCCGCTGCCGCTGGCGAACACCTGCTGCATCAGGGACAGCAGCACGTAGATGCGCTGACCGACGTCTCTGACCCATGATCGGACCATGTCATCGGTTTCGAGCGTTGCCCACGCTGCCAGGATGAGCGCGATGGTTCTGGCCCGCTGCTGCGCACGCTGTGCTTGTCGAGCCTCCGCCACGACCAGGGCGGCCTCCGCCTCGGTCAGTACTCCTCTATCTACGGTAGGCGTGCTCACCTGGGCGTACTACCAGTTCCGGCCCGCGCCCCGCGCCCGGCCGCCACTCCGGCGCCACCCGGCCGCGGATTCGGTCCGTTCCCGTTGGCACTACCATTCGCTGGCCGAGCGCCGGTCCGGAAACTGTCTGCAAGTAGCGCCGTCGCATCCGCCGCTGCCTGCGCTGCCAGTTCCGCTTCTCGCATTGCCTTCCAGCGCGCGATCTCGCCCGGGGTCGCGCCCCAGCGCTCCCACAGCGCCTCCTCGGGGACGCCGAGGGTCCGCATCTGGACCAACGCGCTGACAAGTTCACCTTCGGTACGGAACTCAGGATTCCGCCACAGAACCTCGATCTGCGCGTCACCGGGGGTAGCAAGGCCGGCGAGCCTCCGAGCGAGTCGCATCGCAGGTTTGAGTCCACTTTCCTGGCCACGGTTGCGTTGCAGCACCTTAGAGACGAGACCGGACTCGGATGCTTTGAGCGTCTCACCTGATACGTTACTCATCTCTCCGAGCAGATACTGTGCTGGAGTACGGGAGCGGCTCGCGATGTCCTTGACGTCATCAGCCTTGGCGAGCACGTAGACATTGACGTCGGCTGCGCTGAACTGGCCGAATTTGGTCTCCACGACCTCCGTGGTGATCATTCGGTCTCTGCCGACCTGGATGGGTGCTGTCGGAGTGCCGCTCGCGTCGGCTTCCGGCCAGCCGCTTGCCCACTTCTGCGGGAATGCTCCGTAGTCCTGGGTCATGAGCCGATCCGCGATGGTCTTGACGATTCGGTCCATCGGGTCGATGAGGTCTTCGATCTCGGACCTGCCGCCGGTGAGCAACCGAGGGTTGTTCGGGCACTCGAAGATAGGCACGATTCCCAGCGGGTTGGCCGCCGGCCACGATTCTCCCTGCACACCTCGGCGCTGCCAGCGTGGCTTGAGTGACATGCCACGCTGGTCGATCCCAGGAGCCTTGTACTTGTAGATCCCCTCCGGCAGGTAAAGAGTCGCCATCAGGTCGCCGGTCCAGTCGTCCTGCCAGACCTTGAGACCGGCTGCCACATCGCGACGAGTACTGCCTGGAACGTACTCAATGATGCACTGGGATGAGTGTTCGACCCAGACGTTCGGAACCCGATCATTCTTCGGATTCGGTGCTACGAGAAGGTATTCCGCGCCGGTAATGGCGGCTTCGAGAAGACCCTGGTCGAAAAAGGCGTCGAGGTTGTTCTCGGTCCAGATCCGCCACGTATCTGAGTCGGCTTGGTTAAAGTTGTCGGCTTCGGCATCCGCGACGGTTGGGTTGGTTTCCGCGTTGATCCGGAAACCTTCGACACGCTGACGTTCAACCTGTGCGTCACAGACAAGGCCGATCGGGTTGGTGCGTGACATCTTGAGGATGCGTCGGAAATCGTCGGCTGCCTGGGGCGCGAGCCACGGTAACGGGAACTGACCGCGGTAATAGTCATCAAAGAGGTTGATCGGAGTCAATCGGTCCTGTAGCCGCTCATAGAGGCGATTGACCCACCAGATCGGAGATCCGATCCGAGCGTCATTCGAGTTCGACAACGTCTGGACGGTCACGGTCTCTCCGCTCAGTAGGAGCGCGTGGCACCTTGCGCTCGCGTCAGCCGGCGCCGTGGCTCCCAGGCTTCTGGTCCCTCGGCATGGAGGTCGGCCGCCGCCTCGTGTGCCAGGGTATCCGCCATCGCACAGTCGATCTTCTGATACCTGTTCGGCTTGCCCAGGATGTACTTATCGTTCGGCTTGGCTACCTTGCGTGCGTTGCCCATGTGCTCGGAGGTAAACGGGCACCGGTCATGCTTCCGCCGGCCGGAGAGCAGATCGTTCCGGGCTCGCTTGAGTGCGAGGAACATCGGGTCAACGCGCCAAGTGGCCCACTCGTGAACGACTTCCTCGTCGGCAGCGAGAGCCCATTCTCCGATCTCGGTCCGCCAGTCGCGCGGGTCGCAATAGAACTTGCGAACCTGGTACCGGCGGAAGAGTTCGTCCACGGCGGCGTTGACCTCGCCTCTCGGGATCGATCCTCCCCACTCCGCGGGGTTCCACACCGTGGGTCGCTCGTCGGGACCGTAGGTGGGAGTGAAAGAGCGACCATTCTGCGTCGTGAGCCGAATAGCAGTCCAGTCGTCATTATCGGAACCGTCGAAGCCGGCAGCGACGGGAATGCCATCGGGAGTATCGAACTGCGCTTCCCAGAGTTCCCATTCGAGTTCAGTGACCCATTGCCCGAGACCTGCGACCCTGCGGTTGCCATAGTAGCGTTCTGCTTGACCGGGATCGGTGAGCATGATCTCTTCGGCTTCGGCGTTGACCGCCTCCAAATCGACCCACCACGAACCTCGGTAGACGTGGCGGAGGATTTGCATCCTCTCCCGAGTGTTGGTGAACGAAAGCCGGCGTGGTGCCTGGCGATGCAGGATGAAGATGTCCTTGCGGGTCTTAGCCGCATCCTGGGTCTGCTGAGCAACGCTGTTCTCGCTAGGGTCGAATGCGTTCGTCGTCTCGGTGATGCGACCTTTCATGCCGGAAACACCGCGTCGCTGGGTTTGGGCGACCTGGATCATATTGCCACCCTTGCCATCCTTGGCCATCGGCAACCAGAGGCCGACTTCGTCCTGTGGCACGAATGTGACACGTTGACCAAGGCGAGACTTGTTATTCGAGGTAACGCGATCGATGCGTCCGCTGTTCGGGAGCCGGATGAATTCCTCACCGGTGCGAGGAATGAGGTTGACAAGAGGTCCGCTCTCAATCATCGGCCGCAGAGCATCCCAGACGTTACCCGCTTGCTCCTCGGAGAATGCGGTGATCTGGATCAACGGCGTGGGCCATGGAATCCCCATCGGCTCACCAGGAGAGTATTCGTACACCCAGCCGCATGGGCAACCATGGTTGGAACAATGATACTCTTCGCCGCCCTGGGCCCATCCTGCGAACAATGAGGGACCGATAGCCTCCAAGCACACCTGAGAGGCCGTCATCGGCCCCTTGCCGGCCTTTTGAGGCATGACGCACTGGGAGCGACGGTTGTAGAACGCTGGAGAGGCTACGGCCGGCTCGGAGCCCAGTTGCGCGGTAGGCTTAACCCGGTAGTGGTTCGCCATGAACCACGTCTGCCAGTCGGCATAGATGTACGGCTTACCCTTGCTGAACCCGTCCGGGATGACACAGTGTCGCTCAACCCATTCGATGCCGACCCACAGGACTGGAAAGTTGACAACGTATTCAGGCGGATGTTGTGGCATCTACAGCACCGTCGTACGATTCGCCATGGTCTTGGGATCGAACCAGTTCGGGACCGTTACCCACCATCGGGATGCGACAAGGAGCCAATCGCCACCTTCGGTGAAATGTGAGCCACGCCGAAGGTAGAACTCGGGTTGCCGATCGGTGCGCAGTTGCCCACCCACGCGACGTACAACCTGGTCCGCATGGTCTCGCAGTCGCTCAACGATGTCGGCGGCGAGTTTATCTCTGGTTTCTGTGCTAACAACGTCATCCAAGAGTTCACCGCGCGGAACTTCGAGGTGAACGTCGATCTGGACGTCTTTCATCGCGCAACCTCTCAGAATGGCGGTACATCATCGTCGTCATCATCAGCACCTTCGCCCTCCGTCGGGTCCACGGCGGGTGCCTCCTCCGGCTGCATTTCGGCAGGCACGACGAACAGCCGGTTCTTGGCAGCGACTGGCATCTCTCCGGAACCGGTAGAACCTGCGACGGCAGGATGCTGCGCCATGGCCGCAGTGATTGCCGCGTCTTCCTTCGTGCCCTTGATCACGTACTTTCCCCGTGTGAGCGAGTCGGGCGTGAGCATCAGTTCCGTCGCGAGGGTTTTCGCATGGGTGATGATGGTTCCTTGCGCATACTCTTCCATGCTGCGAATCCAGACGCGGCAGTAGAGCGCGACGGTATTGTGTGCCTGGTCGGCCTCCCAGACGATCGCCTGCGGCATCCGCCACAGCCGGCGCCAGAGTGCGATCTCCTTGAGGCTCGGCTCATCAACCTCGACCGGCCATTCTGGAATATCGCCCTGCCGGCCGGTCGCGGGCAGCCGGGTCCAGTCCGCGCCGTCGCGGTTGCGCGCGAGCGCGTTGAGGTTCGGGGCGGGTCCGCTGTGTGGCCGTGCTCCACCTTTGACCATGAGAAGAGGGTAGACGCACGAGGGCC